TCATATGTAGAAACTAACGAAATTTATATGTTAAGAATGGATAAAAAGAAATTATTCGGAAATGATACTAAATTACATTTACATTTAGTTCTTCCTAAAACACTTAATAAACATAGCGTAGAATATATAGGTAGAGAATCAAATATTGATTATGTTTATTTACCTGTACAATTTTAATATAGTTATACGGAGTATATACTCCGTATAACTTAGTATTTAATTTATTTCATTTATATATTACTAAAATGCAAAACAAACTAAACGAAAAAGGAGATCAACATGAAAACTTTAAAAATATTAAGCAATATTAGAGTAGATAAAAAAATTCTAGAAAATTTAAAAAAAGAAGAAGAAAAGTTAAAAAGATCAATTCTAGAAAACTTTGGTATAAATGAAGAAGATCTTGAAATACTACTCTCTTGGGCTAGAGAATGTTTTATTAAGAATACTAGTCCAGACAGTATACCGTTCGGAGACTATATTAACCATAGTTGGGCTGGATATAGTGGTAAAAAAGTTGAAGGAGAATTACTTGTATTAAGAGATAAAGCATTGTATGTTATAGAATTCTACAATAACGTTTTCCAGTATTCAGATAACGGTACGTTGGAACCAGCTGAATACGATCATTGGGACGACGGTATAGAAGACGGCGATATTATTCTAGGACATAAATGGGTGGAAACTCACTATGAAGACGATGATGTGATAGACGAATTCTCAGAAAAAGTGTTATATAAAAAACCTTACGTTTACTGTAAAAACGTAAAGGACAAAATAGCTAATTTAAAAACTGTTGAAGAATTATTAAAAGAGTGGTTAAGTTAACCGCTCTCTCTCTTTTTTTTTATTAATCAACTACTTGAATGAATTAAACAAGTAAGGAGATATTATGGGTAAAGAACATTATAAAAATAGAAAAAAAGTAGAAGAATATATTTTAACTTGGATTAAGAAAATAACACAAGATGAAGATAATGTAAACTTATATAAAGATTTATTTAAATCTATGAATAATGAAGAATTTGATAAATTTATGGAAAGTTTAAAAGATGGTAGAATATTACAAATTATAGTTCCTCCTGACAGTAAAGTAGATAAGAAGATAACAGTTAAACGTAATATGAAATTAGCTAAAGAATTAGGTATAGAGTTTTATCAGCATTTAGTGTATGGTCCTGGAGGACCTTACCCTGTTAAAGTCAAAACACCTATTAAGTTTTTAGTTTTAGATAGTCCGTTTAGAAGACTTAGACAAACAGTTGAAAAAGGTGTATCTGTTAGTAAAAATATTAAACATATCGATATGTTAACAGGACAAGTAACAGGCGATAGTCAAGCTTCTAAAATAACTCTACCTGAATTACAACTATTAAACGGTATGGGAGTTAAAGATATATTAGTAGAATTTCTAAAATTTAGAGGGGGGGATTTAGGAGCTAACAGAGCTATGAATAACTATTTAATGCATTATGGTCAAGCTTCTATGAACGTATTAAAAGCATACGCAGAAGGAGTTGTTTCTACTAAAACTCTAAAAGCATACTTTAACGCTATACATTTAAAAGTAAGTAAGGATAATCAGCTATGATTAAGTTTGAATTTACATATGTGGAAATAATAAATTTAACTACAATAATCATAGAAGCTAGACTTATTACAGATGACGATATTTATCATTTATCGTTTTTCAGTTATTATTTAGACTTTACTCTAGTCGATTTAATAGATACTACAACTACATTTATATATAACAATACTGGTATAAAGATAAACGTAGACATTAATGGTAATGCCTTAGTATCTTTAGACGATATAGCTACGTTAGAAGAATCTTACAATATTTACCTAGAAGAACATATTCAGAAAGGAATAGAAAATGAATAATGTACTGTACCACTATTCACCTATTAAACTTAAGACTTTATGTCCTCCTGTTAAAATAAAAGATTATAATAAGGAAAAAATAGAAAACTTAGGTTTAGAGGCTATAAGAGTATCCTTATTACCTCTTCCTATTCCTTTAGAAAAAATGGAAAAGATGAGTAGTGAAGGTTTTATAGCTTGGAAAAATTACAACAAACTGTATATTAATGAAATTAGTTTAGAAGATCTAGAAAAAGTCTTTGTAGGATTTATGTACGAAAGTAAAAAAGAACCTCTTATAGATTTAGAACGAGTTTTTGAATTAGAAAAGAGACAAGTATTGAACCAAATTCCTAATATAACTTACTTAGAATTTAATTACTTTAAGAACTATTTAAAGGCTAAATTTTATCACAAACACGGGTTAATTTACAGCTCATCTAGTTGGACTGATTTTATAAATATGATAAACAACAGTAAGGAAACCTGGGAAGAAGATATCGATTACAACATACAACACGGTAATAAAAATCAATACGCTTCTTATATCCCGCATTTTAACATTATAGTGTCGGATTGTGTTAACGTAAGTAATTCTTATAAGATAGTATAGGAGGATATCCTCCTATACTATCTTTTTATTTTTATTACTGGTATACTATTCATATCGTCATTAGAAACAACTCTAACAGTAGGTTGCTCTATATTTCTTATTTTCTTATGTTCTATATCATTTTTAACTATATCATCAGCAGGGTCTACACCTGATGCTTCTGGTTTGTAATTGCTAGGTATATGGTTTTTGAGAGTTACTTTAACCATATCAGGTGTAATAGAATCATAGTTGATTATTTTTAATTTTGTTTCAGTTAAAAACTTATCAGTATTAACTGTGTTAACATTTAACTTAGTGTTATAAAAACCATTTACAACAGCAGTTCTTGGTGTAAAAGTACCAGGTAGGTTGTTTCCTGATTTATTTATAACATAACTATAATTACCTATATCTTCTTTAACTACACCTATAGTAGGGTTATATGGTGTGTATGTTCTAATTACATTAGCATCACTAATGGCTATCTCATTCGCTTTTGGTTTACTTCTATCTTCTAATATTGGTTTCATTAGTAGTGGGAAGTTGTTACCTGTTTTAATAAACATAATATCATCTACTTTAAATAACGTATCACTATTTCTTAATTGCATTATTTCAAGTTTATAAGGTCTATATAGTCTAAATAGGTTTATTATATTCTTAGAGTGTATAATTTCTTTAATAGGTAGTGATTTATTTACAATACTTTTCTCTACTTTATCGTAGTAACTAAATTCAGCTTTATTTACACTTATGTAAGATTTGTTACCTAAGTTAGGTTTTAATGTTTGATAATGTCCAGTAACAACATAAGTTAAATCGTTAGAATATAAGAATTGTACAGTGTAAGAGGTAAATTTGTAACCTATTTTTAATATCTTATTTATAATCTCTTTTATTTTATCTATTGTATAAATGTTTTCACCTAGAATAGTTTCTAATAATCTTTTAAATGTTACAACTACTGATTGATCAGGTACTTCTAGTATAGGAGAATTTACTTCTAACATATAGTCTTTTAAAGATATGTTTTGTATGTAGGTAGATACACCTGATTTAAATAAACTATTTATAACAAATAACAAATCAGTCGAATACACAATATCGTTAACATTAGATAAGTAGTACCAGAACTTATGTAAAATTCTATATGATATGTTAAAATAAGCCCTATATGAATCTAACGTACTAATTTCTGAAGGTAAGTTATTCAAATCTTTAGTTATCTCAGTCACTAAAGCAATCTCTTCAGTGTTTAAATTATAATCGTTTACATTAAAGTTTTTAGCTTTTTCTAAATCTAAAACATTGACATATGATAGAGTGTTTATAGTAGGATTATCTTCTCCTATAAATATTTTAGACATTAAATACATAAACAATCCTAAGATCTGTTTACTATTTAATTTATAGATTAAACCATCTGAAGGATTTAAAAAGTTTATATAGTAGTTATTGAGATTAAATTCTGTTTGGTATATTAACGTATTTAAGAAATAAGAAAACTTATTACTATCATCTAGATTTATTAAGTAGATATCGTCTAACGGTAATACTTTTGTTAAAGCTTTAGTTGGAACACTATATTTCATTTTTACATTTAATAGACTCTCTTCTACTTCTACTAAGCTTTCATCTTTAATGTAGCCTTGTTGATATTCTCTTTCTAATACTTTGCTTACACTTTCTGTTTTACCTATGTTAAGATTAAAAGATTCGTTAGCGCCAAATTGTTTAACTTGTAATTCTCTTGTATAATATTGATTCTTAATATCTGTTACATTAGAACTAAAAATAGGTAATGATTTTTCTAGATACATCTTACCTACACCTATACCTAAAGAATCCATAATGTGTCTTAGTAACATATCTAATACTTCATTTTTACCTATATGTTTTTTCATATATCTTAGGTTACCATAAAGCCATATTAACGTTTTTCTATCTAGAACATCTACCTCGTTATCTAATCCTTTATAAGATTTAAAGAAGTTGTATATGTGAAAATCATCAGCGCTACTAGTTAAAGCTAAATTAAGTTTTTCTACTAATATAACCATAGGTAATACAGAATATAAGTTACTAACCAATCCAGCTGAATATAGCTCATCTACTACGTAATTCTTATTGTGGTATATGTCTAGGAAATCATAGATAAACTTTTGTGCTTTTGATATAACTATACTTCTATCATTTTCTAACAGTTTATCATTATACCACAGTATCTCACCATCTTTTGCAGATAGTGTATCTTCTACAGTATTAGATGCTAAACATCCTTTAATATAAGTAGCCATAAGTCTGTTATTGTCAACAAGACTATCGTAGAATGAATCCATCTTAATTAAAGTCTCTTTCACATATTCGTTAGTAGTTATCAAGTCTCTACTTAAAACATACTCTTCATTATTTAATTTAAAATTAACAGGATTATCAAATTGCGATAATTGACCAGACATATTTAAGATATATTTGTTTTCAGTATCGTCTATTATAAAACCATAGAACTTGTAAGTCATTATTCTAGATTGTACTTTTAATGTATCTAGATAAATATGCATAGACTTTGCTAATTTTATACTATCACTGATATACTGAGATAGGTTTCTTTTAACTAAACTACTCATAACTCAACCCTTTTGCTTTTAATTCAAAGAAAAATTAACTTAAGGAGAAATCATGAAACGTAAAAACGTAGTACCTAATGAAGAACTTAATATAATTAAAAAAGAGAGTAGAAAAAATAAAACAGAGATAAACATAGATGCTTCTAAACTTAACGAAATTTTAATGTTTAATAAAGACATTAACGAATTAAACACTGACGTGTTTAGCTTATTCCCGAACATAAAATTAGCTATAGAGATAATGACATCTTCAATCTTATCTCCTAACACTATGACAGGTGAAGATTACAACTTAACTCTTAAGAATAAACTCCTACCTTTAGATATAGTAGGTAGTATTGTAAATACTATAAAAGAACACGTAGACACACATTACAAATTCAAAGATAAACTATACGATATAATAGAAGAAACTATATATACAAAAGGTAGTTATTGTGAACTTATACTACCTCCTGATTTAATAATTGATTTATATAATAAGCTAAATAAGAAACAACAGAAATTATCTGCTGGGATTGAAGATTATTTACATAGTTTCGATTACTTATCTACAAGTTCTATAATAGATAAAACAAAATTAAAAAGAACATTTAAAGAAATAGAAGAAAAAGAAAGCCTTGCTTCTTTAATAAACATTACAGAAAACTTTACATATTTTGTAAGAGATAGAGTAGTGGAAAATATGTTAAACAGTAGTTGTAATTACGGTGTTGATGTAGGTATTGAAGATTCTATGGTAGTTGATTCTATATTAATGTTAGATGAAAATATAGAATTAGAAAATGACTTTAAATTAGCATATACTAAAAAAATACCTAATGACTCTGTTATACCTATTTCTGATAAAGATGATCCTAAAAAACATTATGGTTACTTTGTAATACTTAATAGTACAGGTACGCCTATTTCTACAGATGAGTTAAATGTACCTACTAATAAACATTTAATTAATTTTGGTCTAGCTAATGAAAATAAGAAAATATCTGAAGGAGAAAAACTAATTAAGAAAGCTAAAAAAGGTTTAGAAAGTATAACCAGAAAAGCTCCAGATTTAAATAACAAAGAACAGATAGTTCAATCTTTATTAGCAGCTAAAATAGAAGCTACATTGAAAAATAGTATTTTAAAAGATTTAGTAAACTACGATATAGAGTTTAAAAAAGAGGTAATAGACTTAATATATAAGAAATTAGAATCTAACGAACAAATTAATATAGTGTTTGTACCAACTAAATATCTTATGTACTATGCTGTAAACTATAGAGAGAATGGTACAGGTAAATCTATCTTAGAAGATGTATTGTTGTTAGCTAGTATAAAGGCTATGTTATTTTTAACAAGAATATCTGCTTATATAAGAGGAAGCATCGTTATCACTGATATTAAAGTTGAGTTAGATGAAGATGATCCTGAACCTGAGAAGACATTAGCAAAAGTTTTAAACTATGTTAAAAGAAGTAGACAAATGCAACTACCTATGGGTATGACAAAGGTTAATGATTTAGTAGACTGGTTACATAATGTAGGATTTAAAATAACTGCTTCACATCCTAGTTTACCTAGATTTGAATTAGAGTATGATGAAAACACACTACCTATAAATGTACCTGATAGTGAGTTAGAAGAGTTAATAGAAAAATATATTAGTCTCACTCTAGGAGTAACTCCAGAGATGGTAGACAACAGCTATAGTCCTGATTTTGCTACTACTATAATAGCTAATAACGTGTTAATGACTAGAAGAGTCTATATGAAACAGAAATCTTTAAATCCTTTATTAACAGAACATATTAAAAAGTATATACAAAATGACCCTATACTTTATAACAAGATACAAAGATTAATAGAAGAGAACATTTCTAGTATTAAGAAGAAGATTTTAAAATTATCAATAAACGATGAACTTAAAAAGAAACTAAAGAAACTTAATAATAAAACATTTGTTGCTTGGGTATTTAAAGAGGTTATAAGAAATATTGAAGTTAATCTACCTAAACCTGAATTACAAGAAGATGATCCTAATATAGAATTACTAGATAAGCTAAGTAGTAAACTAGACACTGTATTAGACATTATACTAAGTGAAGACATGTTTGATAGTGAACTATTAGGAGATTTAGCGGACAAAATAGGAAATCAGAAAAATATACTAAAAGGATTAATTGTATATAAATGGATGTCAGAAAACAGAGTATTACCTGAAGTTACAAGCATCTTTAGTGTTGATGAAGATGGTAAGCCTATGTTTAATTTAGCAGATGAATATAAAACATTAGTAGAAGCTCTTAAATCTAACATTATACCTCTATTAAAAGAGATGAATAAATTTAAGAAAAAATCAGACGAACAATTAGACAAATTAGAAGAAGATAACGATAGTTATGAAGATGATAATGAAAATAATGATTCAGAGGAAAACAGTAACGAAGAAGAAAATGATAACGAATCTTCAGAGACAGAAGAAACTACTGAAGAAACAGAAGAAAACGAAAACAACGAAGAAGATAATGAAGAGGAAAATAGTGAATCTGATAATGAGGAGTCTAAAGAGGAAGATACTGAAGAAAGTAACGATGAAGATGATTTAACAAAAGGTTTATTCTAAGATAGGTGAAGTGTTCTTCACCTATCTTTTATTTTTACTTATATTTACAACTGCAATGTTTAAATGCAAAATTTAATAAAGGAGCTAAAATGTATAAAACTAATCTTAAAAATAATACAAAGGATAACAATAGTAAAAAAGTAGATATATCAGTTGTAAAAGATATGGTGGAACTAATGTCTAGTTATAAAACTTTGACTAAATACAGAGAAAATTTAATTAAAGAGTACAACGAGCTAATAAGAAAACATAAAACAGAATTAAGAACAGTAAATTTAAATATTAAAAACTTAGAAAGTAAGATAAAAGAACTAGAAAAAACATACGGTATAGAATTAATTTAATTTCCATCATAAATTATAGGTATATCCCTAAATTGCAAAAACAAATAAATTAAAAAGGAGTTAAAAATGAACCCATACGGAAATAATGGTTTCGCTAGATTAAACCAACAACAAAGACAACCTAATCCTCAACAACAAAGACCAGCTTATGGACAACCTTATGGTCAACCGTATCAACAAGGACAACCTTACGCTCAACCAGGATTTCAACAACCTATGCAGCAACAATATACGGATCCTAGATTTCAACAGCAACAGTATGTAGACCCTAGATTCCAACAACAAATGCAGCAACCTTATGGACAACCTATGTATCAAAGACCTATTGACCCTAGATTTCAGCAACCTATACAACAACCATTCGGACAGCCATATGGACAACCTGGGTATCAGCAACCTTATAGAACTACAATGGGTCAACAGCAAGCTGTATTTGGTAGAACAAATACTCCTCAACAGTATCAACAATCCTTAGACGCAGGAGCAGAAAAAACATTTTCTTCAATGGTAGAAGATGTTAAAATAACACCTGTAAATCAAAATCCTATACAAACTACTCAAAATACCCAGCAAACGCAGGTTGTTAAAAAACCTGTATGTGAATATCTAAGCCCAGCTGACGGACATGAATTCCCGCCTTATTACGATAAGGATACAGAAAAATTAGAAAAAGTGATAGATGAAAAAACTTGCACATATACGTGGAAAATAGTTAAAGGAGGTAAGTAATGTCTAATCTATTTTATACAGTAGAACAATTAAAAATAAATGTAAACGACGAAAATAAAGAAGGATTTATAGTACATCTTAGAGCATTACCTGTAGACAGTAATAAAGACTTTAATATTGTTAATGGTAATGTATCTATAGAAGGTAGTAGTGTTAAGGGGTTACCTAATAATGAAAAAGTATCTAACTCTATAATCTCTATTCTAACCAAATGGTTTAATAGAGAACTAATGATGAAAACTAATGTATTAGAAATAGATAACATAAAAGAAGACTTGAATGATCTACTAACATTAGAAGATGGCTTATTAGTGACTGAAAGTAAAAAATTGATTAAGAAACTTAACAACATTTTATCTATAAAAGAACTTCCTAAAATTGAAAACAGGAATAAAGACTATATCGCGTTTCTAGAACCATTTAAGGTTTCATTCGTGGATGAAGTTATAAAAATACCGGATGAGATGTTAACAACGCCTATGGATATCACTAGATCCAAGATTTATATATTGTTAAACGATTACAGTATAGAAATAGATAAAAATAAATTAAACATCATCATCGATTATAGCAACAACAGTTTTATAGTGGATAAAAATATGCACGGTAGAACTGTTATGAAGGTGTTGACTAACAGAGATTTTATAGCAAATCAGGTTATAGGGTTATAACCCTATAACCTTTAATTTAATCATTTCCCATAGGCTTTTTATTTTTATTTTAACATCGTCAATAACAGTTGTTAGACTATTATAGGCTATATCTTCTACTATACTTGTTACTATATCTTCATTCATCTCTTCTACAGCCTCTTCCTCTATCTCCTCTTCTGTTTCCATAACTTCTTCTGGTATTTCATAACTAAATTCGTTGTCTGTTATTAACTCTACTCTCATTTTCGATACGTTTAAAATGTATAAATCTCTTTGTGTTATATTAGGTACATTACCTGTGTCTAATTTAACTATAAAAACAAAAGTTCTCTTATCTTGTCCTAGTCTATATATACGTGATACTGTTTGGTCAAATATATACATTCTGAATGGTAAATCTAAACATATCATAGTGTTAGCGGCTATTAATGGTACACCTGTTGACAATGATTTATACGTAGCTATAAGAGGGTTATATTTAGATTTTAAATCCATAAATTTTCTAACTGATTCGTCTAAATATTTAGTATGTTCTCCATAAACAGTTACAGGAAAATATTTCTGTTTCATAACTGTTTCTTTTGCTGCTTCACAAGTAACTATGTAATTACTAAAAATAACTGTTTTCTTATCAGCGCTATCTATTATTTCTTTGTAATTTATATTTTTAGCTAAATCTGTATAACACTCTATACGTCTAGCTAAAAGTATCTTACCTAAAGCTTCTCCTAATGCTTTTAACTTAGGGTATTTAATTATAGATTTTATTTCCCTAAATCTTTTTAATGTATCTCCTTCTAAATATTTTTCTATATATTCAGATTCAAATTCATTAGCTTCTCTTATTAAACCTATAGCTAGTTGAAACTTATTACCTTCTACTAGCTTAAATATCTCATCAACTGTTAGTAGATATTGTTTAAATTTTATCTCTACTTCTGTTTTACTAAACACTTTTTTCTTTACTAATATCTTTTTAACTCTATCTAAGATAGATAAAAACTCTTTATAATATTTATTATAATCTAACATAAGTTCCTGATATCTTTTTTCTCTGTATTCCATCATATCTTTTTGGATATTTTCTACAAGGTATTTATCATACTTTTTAAGTTTAACTTTATATTCTGTAACTGTTAGTGGAGGTATATTAGAAGTATCTTTCTCTATACGTCTTCTATATAACCCAAATCTATACTTTAACATATTTAATAAGCTATTATCATAGGTCTTGTATATATCGTAGAAAAAAGTTATAGCCGATGGAAATTTGGTATCTAAGACATAGAGTAATGGAACAAGTTCTTTGTAATCCATTTTTATAGGAGTACCTGTTAATAAGATAACGTCATTAACCTTTAATTCGTTTATAAACTTAATTAAATTTTCTGTACGTTTAGACTTAATATTGTTAAAATTGTGAAATTCGTCTACTATAACATTAGGCTTTAATCTTCTTAATTGTTTTAATAAATCTTTATCTTCAACTACTTTCTCTAAAAACTCGTAATGAAATATAATAAATCTTTTACCTTTTACATTCTTATGTTTCTTATCTAACACTATATAAGATTGTGGTTTTTTAAATAATGTTTCAGTTACAGACTTAACCCATACTTCTTCTAATGTTTGTCTAGGAGCTATTATAATAGTTGTATCGTATTCTAGACCGACTGATAACGCCAGAGACATAAAAGTTTTACCTGCTCCAGGAGCAGCGTCAATCATAGCTCCTCTTAACCCTGCCATTGCTTTAATTTCTTCATACTTTTCAAAAGCAGGTTTTTGTGACGGTAAGATAGAGAACTTCATCTCTTTTTTAATAAGTTTGTAGTTAATAGGAGATTTTATTTTCTGATACCTTCCTGCTATCCAGGTGTTTGTTCTTAGGTAAGATAGTAAGTCTTCTATAGTTATTACAGCTATACCTAAATCGTTAACTAATGTTTCATCTTCTAAGATATTAGAAAGTATGTATTCTAATTCTAATAAACCAAATTCTGGTATAGTAAATGTATTTCCTTTTTTACCAAAAATGTATCTTTGTACATATTTAGGTACGATAGACTCTATATTAAGTTTTCTAATTAAATCTAGATATTTACATTCGAAAGTATAAACTTTTTTACGTGGTTGGAACATAACTTTTAGAGATTTATATTTGAAAAATTCAACTGCCATATCTGATCCTTTTAATTAGTAATTCAGCCTATAAAAATCCGTTAATTAATTTTTATCTTTACTTCTTAGTAGGAGATAAAAAAGATGAAAGGAGGTAGATGGAAAAACAAAGCTTATAGAGAATCTTTACGAATGATAAATTGATTAAATTACTTAAAGGAATGAACGATGATTGATTTATATCAAGGAACATTAGGATTAAAACACAACAAAGAATCATTAGTAAAATCATTAACAGAATACCTTATTAGAACAGATGAAGACTTATCTTACGGAGTAAAAGAAGATAAGACAAAAGTAATGATTATAACAGGTAAAAATGAGTTAGAGAACAAAATTCCTACTTTCTACCATCCGACTATATTTGAGTATAAAGGAGACACTTATGTAGCTATGGATATGAGATTATTTGTATCTAAACCTAAAGATGATACTGTGTCTATAGAGAAAATATTAAGAGATACTAATAACGGAAATATAGCACTTTATAGGTTAATACTAACTAAGATGTTTTTGGATAACGATAAAAGATTTTTATTAGCTATAAATAAATCTGTATTTGATATGTTTAGTGGAGTAATCAATAATATTTATAGAAACACTACTATGGATAGTCAGTTATTACCTTATGTAAGTCTAGGTTGTAATTACCACTATAACACATTTGAAATAGATAAACCTATCCAGTGTAATGAAATACCAAGAACTATATACGATAATGTTCTCAACATCGTGAAGTTAAACAATCCTGAACTAATAAATAAAATTGTTAATCTATGTAGCGCTGATTCAATACCAAATCCATCTAGATTAATAGGAGATTTAGTAGACGTTATTTCTACTATAGGTGAAGATACAAGAGCTAGTAAAGTAACTAGTGATATTTTAATTATGGCTTTAAGTAGAAGCTTTTTTGCTTTAAATAGTTCTGAGTTAGCTATAGCATTTGTAGAGTCTAAAGCTAACATGATAGCAATACTTTATGGTGTGTTAAGTAATAGCTTTCAGAAAAAATCTATAATGTATAAAACAATAGATTTTGCTAAAAGATACAACAATATGAAAGAATTTCTAAGCGTTATGGATAGAGTAATGAAAGAACAAATAATTTATTAAGCTGAAAGGGATGAAATGGGTGTGAGAGATGATAGAATTATAGTATTTAGAGATGATAGATATATGTTAAAAGATAAGAAAATCTACCTAATCTTAAAAGAAGATAACAGAAATTTAACTATAGATGGGACTAATAAAATCTACCTATTTATAAAAATGTACGAGAGTGACGAAATAGCTCTTAGTAATATAGAAAAATATAACGACCCTATAGACTGTTTAATACAAATAAACGGTATCGAAAATATTGCACAAATACTATTTGATAAAGAGATAAAAACTATATCAAAACTAGCTGACATTATAACTAATGCTAATTATGAAGTTTTTGAAGATTTTAAATACACTCCTTACTATATCTTTATGAAAAATAGAAGTTGTATTGTTAAACAAGCAGATAACGGATACGAGATAACTAAAAATGATTTAACACTAGTTGCAAATCCAATCTTTGTACTAAACGAATCATATTTTAGAGGAAAACAAATAGACAATAAATTATTATTTGTGACAGACCTACCTGATGGGTTAAATTTAATAACTGATACTAATCCAGATAGAAACATAGTACCAGAGACAGTTTAAACTGTCTCTGGTACTTATTTTTAATCTCTTATCATACCTAATTTTTTAAGTCTTTTATAAAACTTCATCTCTCTTAATATACCGTCTATATTAAAAGATTTGTTATATTTAGGATCTATTTTTTCTTTTAATAGATTAATTTTACCAAGCAGTCTTACAGCTTTTATATCATCGTGAGTATGTTCTAGCTCATCTAACAGTTCAGTTATCTTTTCTCTTAATCTTTCTTGGAACATTATATATTCTCTCTCTTCAGGCGTAGCATCTTGTATAAGTTCTGCATCGATAGCATTACTTAATACCTTACTACCATCAATACCATAAAACTCTTTATTTTTAGCTTCTGTCATAAACCAATACCCTAATAACCAAGCTATCACCATATCATCATGCCCGCCTTCTGGATGATCTACTCTACCATTACGCACAGTTAATGAAAGTATTTGGTCAGCTAGAGTCTTGTCGTTCACATACTCACCTATATACTTACCAGCACCTTTTATAATAGAACCATATAAATTACTTCTACTAGTTCTACCTGTACCAGAAGTAGCAAATCCAAATAACTTTTTAAATTTTATATAAAGATTAAAATCGTGTATACGTTTATCAGCTATCTGAGGATATTGTTGTAGATATTTTTCTAAATCTTCTGTAACCCAGTTAAAAACTCTTTTAAAAGCATTTTGTCCCTCTAAATCTAATAGTTCTATTACATGGTCTAAAATAGATGAACCGGTCGATCTTCTCTCTACCATAAGAAGACTATTAGGTAACACCATTAATAGTTCTTTTAAGAATTTAGAAAACATAGGTATAGATGTTTCATTAATGTTAGCTGCTCCTAATACCTCTCCAGTATATACATCCATAATAACTAAACCTATATCGTCACTACCTATAGCATCAGAAGGGTCTACTGATATAAGGTAATAACTGTATTTATTATATTCGAAAAATTCTCTTTCTGTTCTGTATAATCTAAGCACATAACCGTAATCAGAAATATAATTATCCTCTGGGTCTCTTTTAGATTTTTCTATAGTATCTAATATCTTTTTAGATAAAGGATGTGATAAGTTACCAGTAGCCCATTTGTTTAAGAAGTCTGCTTCTGCGTCCTCTCCTTCTGCTCTAGAAGTTTCTATACGCTTAAGTAACCACTGATCTGTATAACCCAACTGTCTATGATTGTATTCTAATAACACTATAGGTTCTTCTTTAAAAGATGAATTCTTAAGTATGTAATTTAACAGTTCTTCTCTATTAGGAGAATCAAATAGTTTTTCTGTCCATCTAAAAGATTCTTGATATATCTTAAAAGCATATCTTCCCTCTTTAGTAGCTAACTTACCTGGAGTAGTTAGTAATGAAATAGCATAAGGTAGTCCAGCTTCTTCTGCTTGTTCTCTAGCAGCTGTTGTACCTGCTAGCATAGCAGGCATAGTGATGTCAATGTTACGTGTATAAGCAAACTCGTCTATATTAGCAGTAGGCGCTGTCATACCCCTACCTACGTTGTCTGCTGCTTTAGGGTCTTTTTGACCTACATAGAAGTTAATACTACTGTTATTAAATTTAAGAGCTATACGTTCAGTATTTTTAACATCTCTCTTATCTAACATATTTAAATAAGGTGGTAAATATTCAAATGTTGTTTTATGTTTTCCTGCTGTTCTAACTCTTAAGTCATCATCTTTAAGTAATACAGATATGTTGTAATTGAATAACGTATTAGCTAAATAAACATCTACTGTCGTATAAGACAGAGATTTACCTGTTTGTCTTGGCTGTATAAGGTATGTTGTAATGTGGTTAAAAAATAACCAAAAATAAGATATATTAGCTCTATTAGCTTTTAACATTAAAGGTGTTGTACCAGCTGCTGGAGGTACTCTATATACTTCTCTAATAAAGTACCAGAAATTTTCTCTAACTTCCTCTACTATCATTTCTATCTCAACAGCTGTGAGGTTAGGACTCCAGGGGTCTACTTCTAATAGAGCAGGATTATGTAGAGCTAACATAAAAGCGTGATTTTTGATACCCATATGTTTAAGAAGCTTAGCTACTCTGATAAATGATTCATTCTTAGTATTGAGCTGTAGAACAGCATTAGGATATTTTTTCCAATCTTCTAGAAACAATATCATCTTTACTCCTTAAGAATATTATTTCAACGAAGTTAGAAAAATATTATAAAAATTTTATACATATAGTTTACAAGAAAAA